ATCATTATCGTATGTTGTTTTCTACAAAAGAGTTTACGTTTGCGCAAAGAGAGCGCAAGATTACTGTATACACAGATGTGACTGTAGAAGCTACAGGTTCATATAGTATTGTGACAGGATTGACAACGATTACAGCAGCATTGGGTGTACCAAGATGGGCAGAAGGAAATGTTGTAGAGATAGATGGTACAGAGTATGATGTATTGTATAATGAACCCGCTAATGATACACAGTGTTATATTATCGGGAATGTAGCTTTTGGTACTCCACAGTCGATACGATTTAAAAATAGATTTATTCGTTTGCCTACAGATTGCATTGCGCTTCTTCAAGTTGGCAGAAGATCTATGGAGATTGCTCCCACAGATGTAGGTAGATTTATTCCTCTTACAAGATACGAAGATGAGTATTACAATCTTCCTTTAGATGAGGTAAACATACCAAACTATTGGGTAATACAAGATGACTTTATGTTGACTGCTCCCAATGCGGCGCCATCGGTAGCAGCTTTTACTACAGCTACACCAGGTTTTGGGATTCGTACTGTACGAGTAGCGCAAACATATTTAAAGTGGCAAAAGAATGGAGAAGTATTTGAGGTTGAGTCAGGTTTGTCTGCATTTTCTGATCCGATTACATTACAAGATGATGAGATTTTGAATGTATCTTTTCCTGCATTGCCTGATTCGAAACCATATGCCAGACGTATTTACATTGTAGATGCAAGTGATACTCCTACATTTGATGGAGTATACAGAGTGATGGAAGTAGATCCCAATTTTTCTTCTACACAAACAGTATTATTTACATTGGAAAGTTTTGAAAATGGTACGTTTGTTTTGGAGAATAATCGATATGAATACCCAGAAGGATATAGACAACAACTCCGATTGTACCCGAGACAAAATGAGGACTTCCAACTATCTTGTCGGTACATTTATATTCCTCCACGATTGCAAGAAGAAACCGACACACCAGAACTTCCTACAAGTCATCATCTTGTATTGGCATATGCTTGTTTGATGGATGTACTTACAAAGCATGACAACAACACGCTTGCAGGAATATATAGACGAAAGTATGAAGCTGAAGTTGTAAAGCTGGAACAAAGATTTCTTACACAAAAGCCTCGTAGATTTGTCAAAGGATTTATGAAAGAGAGTGGTGTTGATACTGTACCGATGTGGACTCCATTGAGACGAATACCATGAATGATACCAATACAAAAGTTGATGTACTGAAAGGACAGTTTGAGAACTATCCACAACCAGCTGACTCTTTGATGGAGTTAATAAATTGGGAGGTTGATCAGTATACAGGAGGATGGACTAATAAGATTGGCTACGAAATGTACAATACAGGTAGCAGTACATTCCAACCTTTTGTATTGAACAAAGTGGATAGTTTGTTTTATGTACAAAGACATCAAGGCGCACAAGATTCTATTCTGTTTGAGCAAAATGGAGTTTTGTATCACTTGAACGATTTTCAAAGCACATTACAAATAGAAGCATTGTCTACAAATAGAACTGTACCTTTATCTTCAGAAGTAGGTACACAGTATTGTCAAGTTGGTAGATTTATTTTGTATGCTAATGGATATGACAGACCAAGCAAAAGCACATTGTGGCCGATTACATCATATGTTTTGTCGAACTATCTTATTGAATATCCATTGGGATTTGATTCTCTTCCTCCGGCTCCTGTAGTTTGGAATGTAGAAATGGATCCTACACAAACAGCATCAGGAAATAATAGTGTGTCTATTTGGTTTTTGACTGATGATGAAAGTCAAAAAGGTTTAGGGAATGCTACAGAAAATGCAGAAAATAAATATAAGTATAAGATTACTTTTGTAAACCATGCAGGAGCTGAATCTCCTATTAGTACAGAAAGCAATACAGTATTGTGGACTATTGGAGCTTTATTTAAGTTTCGTTTTGCTTTGGCAGTAGAAATTCCTATTGGCAATAATGATGTGATTGCTCGTAGGATTTACCGTACAAAAAACTTTGCAGATAATACAGGGAATGATGGAGATACATATTATTTTGTAGCAGAGGTCCCCAACAATAAAGATGATTTTTTTATAGATGATTTGCCTGATTCAGGATTGGGAAGTGAAGCTCCTAATGATTCTGATAGTATTCCATTTCCATCTATGAGATGTAGATACTTTGGTTTGTATAAAGATTGTTTGTTTATTGATGGTGGTAGAGATAATGATTTGACATTGTTTTATAGCTATCCAGCACAACCAGATAGGTTTACAGCCTTGTCATTTATTACGTTGGCTCATCGACAAGGCGGAGGACTTACAGGATTATTTTCATATTTTAATCACATGTTGATCTTCCGCGAATATAGTATTGACATTGTTCGTGGTGATTTTCCGAACTTTCGTGCAACGAATCTTACACAGTACATTGGTACTACAGCAACCAATAGCATTATAGCTGTAGAAGGATTAGGCATTGTATTTCTTTCGTATGATGGAATCTACAGAGTCAATATAAATTTGGACTACAGTGATCCTAATGTGGAAAACATTACTCCACATTTACGAGATACATTTGAGCGTATAAATAAAGATGCGTTGACAAAAGCTACAGCAGTATATAGTAAGAAACGAAGAGAGTATATTGTACATTTTCCTATTGATGGAAGTCCTGTAAATAACTATGGTCTTGTGTATCATACAGATAAAGGTTCGTGGTCAGTGCGTGAAAACATTCCTGTTGGTCATTTTATTGTGAATGCAGGTGGAGATGTTTTGTTTGGGATGAATGATGATGCGCTTACAACCAATGATGAACATGGTCTTATGGTATTATCTCGTAAACGTACAGCTGGTTCTACAGTGATTGCAGATGTAATGACAGACAATGCGCCATTGACTTCTACAATGCGTTCGGCTTGGTTGGATTTGGGAGATCCCTCAGTAAAGAAGAAGATTCATAGTGTGTATCTTTTTATTGCTACAGGAGGAGACCAGGATATTTCTCTTTATTACTATATGGATTTTGATTACAACAATGAAGAACAAACATTGGCATTGCGTCAACAGCGTCCAGACTTTGCAGATCAAAATGTATATGACAAAGTATTTTTGGATGATGAAAAGTATTGGGAAGAACCTTTGGTCACAACAATACGATATGATGTACATAGTTCTGCATGTTCGTATTTTCAATGGAGAATCAGTACACAGGCAGATGTTCATGTGATAGGATATGCCATAGACTTTACAACATCAGGTATGAGAGTCATACAAGGTAAAAAGCTATGAGCAAGAAGTGGACTGAAGCATATCCAAGAGACAATGCGATTGCAGACTATAAGGAGTTTAATCGCGGGTACAACGCATTTAAAAGTTCTTTTAATGGTGGCATTGATAGAACAATGACTCCTTCTAATGCTTTTGATAGAGATGAAGTTAAGACTCGTGCATTTCATGCAATGGCTATATTGCGCAGAGAAGATATGGAAGTACTTGAAGATTCATCCACAGGTGCTACGATTGGAGATTTTCGAGGGCTTTCGTATAATACATACAATGGTGGATGGGTGACTGTAGATGAGATTGATTTGACTATCTTTAAAGATGGAATGCTACATTGGGAGTTTTCATCTCATGTATACAACAATACATATTATGCCGAGAATCCAAAGTCTGTATCAATACGTTTGATGTTTGATGGTGTGGAGGTATGTTCAGCATATAAACTTCCAGAACCGATTTCTACATTTCGTATGGTTTGTGATTTTCCGATTACAGCATCTCCTAATAAGGCAGTAATACAAGCGCGTTCTGTATCGGCAAGTGATACAGAGAATCAGAAATGTTTGTTTTCGTTATTGGCAATGCAACATTTATTTATAGGTAGGTGGAGATGAGTAGAATCACAAATAATAATCCTCCCCAACGAGGCCAAAAGCTTACAAGCACAGATTTGAACCAAGTCTTTACAGATGTAAACAATGCATTTCCTATGGATGGAGACAATGTTCGGAATGAAGGAATCGATCAACCTGCATTTAATCTTGCAGGCACATCGGGAAAGTCTGGTATTATATTGATTGCAGCAGATGATGATGAAACATCAACACCAACAGTTGTAAATGCCAATACTGCTTCTGTTCCTCCATTTGATGTACCTGTAGCAATACAAACCTGGAGTACAGGTATTGTACCATTTAATGAAGATAAGATAATACGAGTGTATTGGCAGTTTGAAAATGAGATTTTTGGAAGCGCAGCACAACCTATTACAGCAGACACAAATGCTACAGCATGGGCTGTATGGTTAGAGTGGCAGTTATCAAGTGGAGGAGCATGGAATCCTGTACCATTTCAAAGTGATTTTGAAGATATTCTTGTTTCTCCAGCTATATATGGTGCATCGACATTAAATACTTATGGATGTACGATTGTGAATCATGTATATATACATCAAAAGTCAGGGACAACAGAATACGATTTTCCTCCTGATAGGACAAAGTATGGATCTTGGTGGTTTCAAGCAGACCAAGATTATACTATTTATGGTTTACGGTTAATGTGTAGAGGATTGATACAAAATTTTTATAACTCTACTCCTGTGAATCCTCCTGCGTCAAATGCTTGGAAACTTGTATTGTCTCCTGTATCTACACATCAGATTATAGTTAATGCAAGTCAGATGGCATATATGATAATGGAGGAACAATGAGTATATTATTTCCCAAGACATGGACTGCTGAAAAACTACAAGCACAAGATGTACGAAACAATCTTGATGCAATGCAAGAGAAGCAACATAAACTAGGTAGTTTGGATTTTCAGTTGGCTACAGCATGGATTGACACACATCATATAATGCAAGGTAGGTATTCTTCTACAGAGAATCTTGCTACAAATGTGAGTGGAGTATTTGGTGGTAGAAACAATGGCGCATTTTTTAATCGTACATCATACTGTACTCGTTGGATAAGTAAAGGTACAGCAGGGAATACTCGTAAAATATACATTCCATACACAAATATAACGTTTGATATACTTCGCCCATGCACATTGTTTTTTCAATGGCATATGATACATCAATCAAAAACAGATGGAGATGGGACTACAGGAACTACATTGTTGCATACAGCATTAAATGATGAACAAGTTGTAGGAAATGGTATAGACCATATTGTAGCAGAACAACCTTCTGGCTCTCCACATAATGTATTGGTTGATGGAACACGAACAACAAATGGTTTTGTATTACAAAACATACCCAATCAAGTAAAAGAATATAGTATAGGATTAACAGGTCAGTCATCCGTTGGAAAATGTATGAATGTAAGCTGGTCTGTTTCTCTTGAATGTTTTTATATGTAGGAGAATAATATGCCTTTAGATCCCTTTACATTATCTCTCATTGCCGGAGGTTTGAAAGCAGCAGTCCCTGGAATCATTGGTGGAATCGGACAATATGGTGCTGCACAAGATTTAAAGTTAAGTCCTAGTCAGCGTAAACGATTGTTGGAGTTGGAAAGACTTCAGGCTCGTAATGCTTTGGGTATGACAGCAGATGAACGAGAGTTGTATCGTACACAGGCAATGACTCCTGTACAAGCGGCAGAACGAGAAGCAATGGCTCGTATGGGCGCATCCCAACAGATTGGTGATATAGGACAAGGAGCGGCATTTCGTCAACAACAAGCATTGCTTGATACAGGGAAAGCGGCAAGAGGTCAAGTATCACAGGCAGTAGCAGAGCGTGATGCACAAGTGGCTCAACAACAAGCAGAAGAGATTGCTCGTTTACAAGAACAACAACAACGAGTAAAGATAATGGAGCGTCAAGCAGTATTGTCTGCATTAGGTGGAATAGCAGAAGGTGGTTTGGGTGCAGTAGAACTTGGTGCAGAGAAAGCAGCAGCAAAAAAAGAATATGAAGAAACATTAGAAAAAATGGAAGGAGCGGGAAAAGTTGTAGCAGAATCAACTCGTGGTATTTTGGGCATAGGCTCTTCAGCAGGTTCTTCTATAGGTTCTTCAGTAGGAAAAGCAGCGGTAGAAAATACACGAGCTACAAATGCTTCACTTGGTGGTGATGGAAACAGAGCCGTAGAAAATATGGTATCAAATGATGAACTTGAACGTCTTATACAAATGATGCTTACACAAGGGTATTAAAATGTCTTTTGAATCAGCAAGAAGAATACTTGCTTCTTATAAAGAAGGAAATGCAAATCGCATTAAGATGAGTATTGAAACAGCATACAATGAAGCATTGATGGCATATAAGTCAGAAGAGGCGGCTAGAGAAGCTGCTGTAGAAATGTTGAATATTTATCAGAAATCTTTTGATGATTATGTGAAAGAACTTTCTCGTTCTCGTAGAGATTTTATTAAGGGAGAGCGCAAAGCAGTACAAAAGTCTCTTCAAGATAGAGAGAAAGTTATTCGAAAAAATCAACTTATAGAGATACAGAATAAACGTGAAGAACGAAAAGTAAAGAATAGAAATGCAAGGACAATGGCTCGTGATGAACAAAAACGAGCGCAATATGAGTTAGACCAAGATGCATTAAAGCTACAAGGTGCTGAGTTTGAGACTCCTGCTGCTATGAAAAAACTAGAAGTAGATGCAAAGAACAAGGCTCGTAAAGTTGTTCTTGCTCATGATTTAATGAATAAAGGAAATATAGAGTCAGAAATGTTTTTTTTAGAGTCAGCAATCAAAAAAGGGGCAGGTGATAGTGAGATTATAGTAAGAACAGAAAATTTAATTCGCGAACTTAATAAAACTTTTCCAGAAGAATCTTTAACAGAAACAGGATTTAGTGGTGATGAAGAAAAGTTATATCCATATCGAAAAGCAGATTTAGGTCATAGAATACAAAAAAGGCTGAAGTTTTTTCCTTTAGAACCTGAACAAAAAGATTTAACTCCTAAACAAAAAAGAGCATATAATAAAGCTGTAGAAACATTGTATACAGTTATACCTGGTGCTGAATCATCGGGGTTTTTTCAAAAAGTAGCGGATGTTTCAGAAGATGATGTAGCCCAAGCATTTCAAGACGAAGTAGCAGCACGCATGCAGCAAGATCCCAAACGCGCAAAAATGATACGTAGACGTGCGCTTGTTTCCACACCATTGGAACCAGATTATATACCTACACCATTGGAAGAAGTTCCAGAAGAGTATGTACCTGTGGGGGCAGATGCAGGAAATTTGAGACAAGCGGCGGCTCCTGTATTTAATGCATTACGTGATGATTATCAGATAGATGCACAGGAACAAGAGCAGTTGACTCCTGAAGCGATGGGCGCATATCGTGAGCTTCAAGACTTGGCAAGAACAAATCCGACTGTAGTCACAAGAGAGGAAGAGTTATTGTTGGATGAGTTGGCACTGCAAAGACAACTTCGTATATTACAACAACAACAATATGTTGGAAAGATGCGTCCACAGATGCAGAGCTATGAGCAAATACAAAGACGAGCGGCACAGATTGCAGAGCCAAGCAGAGCAAAACAACAGGGACAGGTTTCTCCTTTAGACCAAAAGTATTTTGCAGTAGAACGAAAGGCTTTGGATTGGTCTGAGTTGGATGATACTCAGATACGAGACAAGGGAGAGCCTGAGAAGCTGGGATTGTTGTACTATCAAAAGATGTTTGATCCATCGACAAAAACATTTCGAGATGGTAAAACATACGGTGATGTTGTATCGCAGATTGAACAACAGTTTGAGAATGATCCAGAAGGACAGCTGAGAGCGCAAGCATCTTTTGTGAGTAGAGCAATGGCAAGAGAACGTGCGGCGGCTCCATTGGTATTACCTGATGGTCAGAAGAATAAAGATTGGTTGCAAGCATTAAAAGATTTCGGAAAATAGTATGGCTCCTCCACGTAGTAAAGAACAGATACAAGCAGACATGGATGCGTTGTTGCAGAAACAACAGTCTGGAGAAATCGATTTGGCTAAGTATAGTCAAGACTTGGGTTCTCTTATGCAAGAGATGAATCTTATTATTTACAAGGAAACAACTCCTCCAGAGCCTGATTATTTTGAAGGGCAAAAGTTTAAAGAACTAGAAGTAAAAGATACTTTAAAAGATGTAGCAAAAGGATATGGTGTTGAGGCTGAAAAAGAAGTAGGAGAATCTTTACCTATAGAAGAAGCTTTTGCACGAGGCAAAGCGCGTGTTGAAAAAGAAATACTTCCTCTTCGATATAAAACAGGAGAGCGTGTAGATTACATGGAAGGACTTGGGATAAGTGATGTTGTTGATCCGATTAAAGGATTGATACGAGATCCCCAAACAGGAAAAGTACGTAAAGGTACAAAATTTGAGTTATTGAAAGAAATACCATTTCGTCAACGTTTGATGACAAAAACGCAAGAACAACGTGTACAAGAGCGATATGAAAAATCTCAAAGAGAAAAAGGTGTTTTAGATTCTTTGTCTGATTTAATGGTTGAGGAGATTGTTTCTGAACCGATTGCAGAGGACTCATTTTTTGGTAATGTATATCCTGATGAAATGGTGACTGTAGTAGAGAGTCCCTTTGCTACAGGACTACGCGCAGGATTGAATACAGGTTCTGCTGTCATGGCTCCTATGGTTCGATCAATAAACAATATGATTGGATATTTTACAGAGGCTCCTGTTTCGACACGCAAAGCAGCGGGGTATGAAAAGACAGAGATTGAAGGAATGGGTGCTCAAGCATTAACAAATGCTTTATTGGGACAAGGTGTTGGTACTCAGTTGGCAGCACAATCATTTCCTCCTGATGAAAAATATGATGGTCTTTTTAATATAGCTACACAAGGTAGTTGGGGAAATCTTTTGGCGTTAGGTGTTTCAGAAATCGGTGTTCCTATTACTCCTTTTGGTGAAATATTAAATATACCAGGTAAGTCTCTTGCAAATCTATCAAAAGTGGCAAGGCAGAATGCTAGAATATTAAGCAAAACAGCTAAAGGACAACGAAGAATAATGGCGATTACAAATCCTGTAGAAGCTGTACGTTATTCGGGTATACGTTCAGAAATAGATGAAGCATTAAAAGCAGTTGAACAAGGAAAGACTGTAGCCGATCTTGAAAAAGAGATTGTAAAAAAAGGTGGAGTATTAAAGGATAATACTCTTCGTGCGAAGAATGCAGAGTTTGTTGGAGATGTATATGCTGCTGAAAAAACAGCACAAGAAATAATCAAAAACGCAAAGCGCACAGGAAAAACAGAGATTAAAGTAGAAGATGTTCCTGAAGAATCTCCTACATTAAGAGATATGTTTACAGAAGAAAAGCCTCTTCCTTTAAAGATGTTTGAAACAAAAACAAATAGATTAACAAATGTTTTATCTAAGACAACAGGAACAGGTAAGAAAGGAGTAGCTATTCTTCGCAATATGAAGAACACAGCTGACGAAGTAAGCAATGCAATCTTAACAGGTAAGGCTCCTGTAAAGAATAAGAGTCTTATAAACAGAGCAATAAATGTATCAAAGATAATGAACTATAATATGTGGGCATTGGCTTCTGATATTGTTTCAAAAACGTTGTTGCCTACAGTAAAAGAAGCACAACGATTGTTGTTAAAGTCCTCCATTAAACCTTTAACTCCAGAAGAAATAATAAAGATTGGAGATGCTTGGAAAGATTTAGATAATGCAAAAGTGTGGGATAAAGTAGACCAAAGTTTGTTTAAAAAACCACAGCATATTTATCAATCTACAAGAAATGCCGTAGCAGAAGTAGCAAAAGATACAATGCTTCGAAACTTTACAGATGATTTAATCTATCAATCTAGTACGGTAGCTGTACCTGTAAAGAATCTCAAAACATCCACAGGAAGAAATACTCCTGCTTTTGATGATTACAAGTTTGAGATGAATCAAATGTTGACATCAACAATAGATAAATCTTTATCACATACGTTGACAGACTCTTCTGTCAAAAAACTTTTGCAGTATGAACGTTCAAGTGGTTTGACAATCTCTCCTACTGTAAAAGAAAAGATACAAGCTGGTACACCGATTACAAAAGAAGAATACAATCTACTTGTTGACCAAGTATCAGGTGAACTTGCTATAGATTTTTTGGGTGGTGTTCGATTACAACAAGGAACATTGACAGCGCAACGTGCTCAGTCTCTTTTAGAATCAAGACAAGAACTGATTCCCGCAGGAAGAACAGTAAGTACATTTAAGTTGGGGTACAAAGAACTTGCAAATGCATTACGTTTTACACTTAAAGATACTCGTGTTGGTGATTGGTTTGGTGTTGGTACAAGATTAGACCAAGAAGTACCTGTAATGTTTCAGCGTTTTAATCAGGCAATGCAAGATGCAAATAGCTCCGCAATGTCTCAGGTCACAGAAAGATTGACTAGAGGAGTACGTGATAAGACTGTTGATCCTACAATAAACTTTGATGAGAACTTGGCATATTACACACAGGTAAGTCAAGACTTGGAAATAAAAACAATGGGTATGTCTCCACGACAAGATGTATCTTTAGAAATAAGTCCAACAGAACGTTTGGAGTTTGTAGGTGATGTAGATTACAAAAAGTTATATGCACAAAAATTAAAAGATTACGCAAGTTCTCGTGAAGAAAAATTAGAAGATTTGGTTAATCTTCGTATGGCAAAAGACTTAGATAAGTTTGAAGCAAATGTACAGAAGTCTTTTAATGAACTAGAAAAAACTTTTTCTAAAGACTTAGATAGTATAAACAAACAGTATGTCCGAGATTTGTTTTCAGCTAAAGCTAGAAAAGAAGATTTTGAATCAAGATTAAATGTACAGTATGCAAATGCTTATGAAAAGTTTGAAGCAAATGTACAGAAGTCTTTCGATGAACTAGAAAAAACTTTTTCTAAAGAGTTAGATAGTATAAACCAACAATATGGGCGAGACATATTACAAAATAGAGCTAGAAAAGAAGATTTAAAGTCACGATTAGATGTACAGTATGCAAATGCTTATGAAAAGTTTGAGGCTTCTTCTGACAATGCACGTCAAGTAATGCAAAGAAAGTATGATAGACAAGTAGAAAAGTTGAATAAATATTTCAATCGAAGATATATGGAGCTTACATTAAAGCAAAGAAATGTTGTTAGTGATTTTAAAACAAAGGCTACACAAATCACAAAGCGATTTAAGTTTGCAAAACAGCGTAAAGATTTACAAAAAACTTATGAAAATTATTGGGATTTAATATACAATACTCGTTTGCGTGAAGAAAAATGGCTTGAAAATAAGATTGCTAAAAAAAGAAATGAATTTTTTGATAAGCTAATAAATGATTCTCCAGAAGCAATAAAGAATACAAACACAAAAATATTAGATGCAATCAAACAAACAGAAGAAATAGAAAGAAAGTTTGATGATGCTATTCGTACACATAAGATTGAGTATAGAGAATCAAAAAAACTTCTTGATGAAACAATAGATGTAGAGCGAGATAGATTTTTTAATGAACTTGCTAATAATGTTTCTGATTCTCTTGAAAGAACAGAAACCAAAATACTTTCTGAAATAAGTCGCATTGAAGAAATAGAAAAAGGTTTGGATGTTTCTGCTAAAGAACAACAAAATATGTTGATTCAATCAAAAAAACTTCTTGATGAAATAATCAATGCAGAACGAGATGCATTGTTTAAAGAGTTTGAAAACTATGCTACTTCAGAAAAATTTGATAAGTTTAATGAAACAACACAAAAGACATTAAAAAATATACAAGAACGTATTGATATACGTGTACAAAAAAATCAAGAACAAGCAATAGCACGAAGTGAAAAGGTAGCAGCGCAACGTCAAACACAAATATTGGCAGACAAGTACGGTAGAGATAATGTCAATGACTATTTAAAGTCACAAGGTATAGAGCCTACATATGAAAACATTGTAGAAAGTATCGATGACATTACACAAAACATTGAAGTAGCATCTCGTCAAATGCATCAAATGAAAATATGGGAAGATGTGATTGATGATTTTTTTCAAGCTCCTTCTGGTAGTAAAGAGATAGCAAAGGTTTCATTGCGTGATCGTTGGCAGGATAATCTACGTTCTCTTGTAAGAAGAGATTCTGGAAAACCTTTTTGGACTGAAGGAAACATTATTCCTCTTACTTTAGATAACTATCGAAAGATGATTGCTGTTCTTCGGGAAAAAGATGGATCGTTAAAAAAGTATGGATTGGCTGAAGTAAAGTTGTTACCAGGGAGAAAAGAGTTGTACACATTACCGTTGGTAAAAAAGATGGTAGAGATACAACGTACATCTAACATGAACGATACAATCAATCAGTTTATAGAACAATCTCCTGAGATGTTTTTGCAGCTGCAACGTAGACATCAAACAACACTTGGGCTTACAGCTACAAAACAAATCGCTGATAAGTTGGTTGTAGATATACAGAACACTACAGCAAGAGCTATAGAGAAAGGTTTGTTGTCAGAAGATGTTTTGAGCGCGGTAATACCTCGAATACGTGAAGTGTTGTTTGATGGTATGATGGCTGATATTTGGAAGAACAGTAGCCGAGAAGTGCAGAAAATATTTTTTGATAAGTATCTTCGTACTCTTACAGAAACAGGTAAGCCTATCATTACAGACATGAATGAATTTGTATTGCAAATGTATAATACCAATGTATTAAAGAGTGATACTTTTCAGAAGGTAGAGAGGCAAGTACAGCGTATTTTAAATGATACACAAAAGATTATTAAAGGAATACGAGAAGGAAAGCCTCAAGATTTTAAGTACAACATAAAGCAAGGTAGCAAAGAAACATCTATTACAGTAGATGCAGGTTTTGCTCCAGCTCCTGTAGGAAGGGAGTTAACAAAAACAGAAGCAAAAATCTTTCAAGATTTAGAGAAGGCTTTACCTTCTGTTGTAGATTCGATGCGCAATGAATACTTGAATGCGATTACTTTACGTGGTGGTGGAGTAATGGATGGCTTATTCAGCCAACAGATGAATGATTTAAACGCCATGATGAGTTCGTATGGATTGTCAGCTGATACATTGGTGGACAATATAAATAGAATCTCTCCTCGTTTTGAGTACATAGGTAAACAAAATGTGGCTCTTATATTTGGAGATATGCATGCAGACTCTATGCAAAAGATTATTGAGATTAGCAAGAGTGGAAAGGCACAAAGTATATTAACAGAGCTACAAAAACGTGCAGCAAATTTAAATGCTCCGAGTGGTTCTACTCAGTTTTGGGGCGCATATATGGCAGAGATGTTTTCTGTATTGCGCAGAGGAGCAATCGCACAAATGTTGGGTGGGTTTATTCTTCCGGCATTTCGATTTTTTGGTATGAATAGTTTTTCTTCTCCCATTATTTTTGCAACAAATCTTGGTGCAGGAGAAATGAAAGCATCAACGATTACAAAGTTTTCGGGATTGGCTACAGTAGCTCCTTTTATTACCTTTCCAAAAACACAAGTGTTGGGTAGTAGAATGAAAAGCAATCGTTATCTAAGAGCACCGGATGAAGAGATTATTATTAGTCAAGCAGAAGGAGCATTGAAAGATTACACAGCAAAAGAACTGCGAGAGATTGATGCATACTATGGAGTACAAAATAGTATGTATGATGCAGAACTGCAGTCATCTCAGTTTAATCGTTTGTTGATTGATATAAAGGCGACAGCATCAGGATATAAGAGAACAGGACTATTAAAAGATGTAGTAGATAATCTTTCTCCGAGTGGAAAAAATATATGGGCAGAGTGGTCACAAGCACAAGATGCACAGATGCGTAGATTTGTATTTGTGGATGCTTTAAAAAATGGAGATAGTGTACCACAGGCAGTAGAGAAAGCACGAAGAAGTATAAATGATTATGGTTCATTGACTCCATTTGAAAGAAGGTATGTAGCAAAGTCTATATGGTTTTATAGTTTTATGAGAACAATGGGTACAGGTGTAATCAACTCTGTATATAGAGCAGTCTTATCAGGAAAGACTTCTCCTGCATTAAAGTTTTTACAGATACAAGATCGATTAAATAGAGAGACTTTGCAAGATTATGAGTCTAGTACCAATGCGATTAAGGGACGAGTGTTTAATATATTTACAGGCACAATGGATGGTGTAAATATGTATGCAGGTGGAATGATGAATCCACAAATGCAGATGTTTGATTTAATGTCCAATGCATCTATCTATATGTTGTTTGCAGCAGATAAACTTACAGGACAAGAGAGACGTTTGGAAGCAAGTTTGTTTAATGCATCGATGTCTTTTTTGGCACAGATGGGGAAAACAGGATTGCAACAATCTCCGTTGGTAGGACTCGGTATTGAATCATTGGAAGCAGAATATGGTAGAGGTATACCATTTCCTTCTGAACTTATATATAGAGCAGAAGCAGAAGGAAATCTACCAGAACTAATAAAAGCATATGGATTAGTAGAAAGAACTCCTACGCCAGGTAGACCATTAACGAGAGATGGAAAGTATTATGATTTTCCCAAAGATGAAGCTGGTATTGCAATGCGTAGAAGATATCTTATGCATCGATTGTTGGGATTGACAAGTTTGAATATTGTTTCGGATGTGGGAGGTTTTTGGCAAGGAGCGCAATCAAGAGGATTGAAAGAGTTTTATCGTGCATCGATGTTTGCTGAGTCTGATCCAACGATTACAACTCCTCGAGGAGAAGAGATTCCTTTGGAAACAAGAACAAAGTATTTAAAAAGTTTGAATAAACAACAACTAGAAGGTTATGGTAATCTATGGTTTTCGTTGTATCTTTCAGGACTTCTTACTCCATTAAAAGATCAACCTATAAAAAAGAATATAGATTATGGACTTCGAGCATTGGAAAATGATTTAAAGAAAAAGAGAAAGTAAATGGAACATTATAAACTTGTAGAGCATTTTGATGTATCGATAGATACAACATGGAATGGGTTTGAAATAATGCCTACACAAAGAGAGATACGCAATGTTCCTTTACTTACAGGTACGTTCTCTGCGCTTACAATCTTTGGAGATACATTGAGTGGTGCAAATAGTTTAACAGTCCGTATTACAGAAGATGTGGAAGGAGATCGATGTATCATTGGAGATACACAGGTAGGATTGTGTCAAGGTATTACGACATCAACAAAGACTTCTTCGGTTATAAAGATTGAGATTGATGTTGCAGATACTTGGCCTACAAAGGTTTGGATAAAAACAGATACGGGTACAGTAAACATCCGAGAAATAAAGATTACTTGGAGAATATAATGATACCTTCCAATGTTGATGCATTTGGTTCTGGCTCTGGAGCATTTGGAGGAAACACAAAAGAGGCTGACTTATCGTCACAAATCAATGGTGTTTCACAGAGTTTTGTGACTCCTGATGCGTATAATACAAACACGTTGGTGATATATTACAATGGAGTCCGACAAAGAACAGGGGTAGAAATCACTGTAGTCGATGCTCGCACATTCACAACATCATTCGTACCAGAGACAGGAACAGTATTGGTCGCTGTGTACGTACCTTTATAGGAGCTAACATGGCTATTCAACTCGTTCGTAATCAGATTGTCGATTCTATTATTAATGTCGATAAGCTGGACAATAATGCGGTATCATACGCAAAGATAAACTCTTCTGATATTGAAACCACCCTTACAGGTGGCTCATCTAAACTTGCTTCTGCTGCTGCAATCAAGACATATGTAGATGATGCAGTTACAGAAGTCACGTATCAAGCTGGTGATGGTATTGATATCAATACATTAACTTCACCTGATACTCTTTCGGTAGACTTGGCTACTTCTTTGCCTGGTCTTTATTTTGATACCAATAAACTTTCTGTACTTCTTAAAGCAGAAAGTGGAGGAACAATCAGCAAGGATGCAAGTGGTCTTTACATTGCTGACTCTGCGATTGGAAATGCAAAGCTGGCTAACTCTAGCATTTCAGGTGTTGCACTTGGTTCTAACCTTAATGCATTGACTGCCGGTGATGCGATCTCTATGACATCATACAATGGTTCGGCTGCTGTATCAGACTTGACTCTTGTACTTGATGGATCAACTCTTTCCAAATCAGGAAGTGGTGTTAAGGTAGCTGACTTGGGAATCGACACAGCACAGATTGCTCAAGCAGCTGTGACTGCTCCAAAGGTTTCATTCTCTCCACAGCTAGATCCTCTTACAATCCAAGCGTCTACTGTAGCATACAACTTGTCTACAGAGGTTCCTTCTGGATGGGAAGGCGGAGTAATGGTATTTCGCAATGGGCTTCTTATTGAGCAAGTCAACTCTAACCCAAGTGGAGTTGATCAGTATTCCGTAGCTACAGCAAACGGAACAACAACTGTGACTTTTGGTGCACAACCAAGCACTTCTGACAACTACGTAGCTCGTTATCTTGCTTAATAAAATTTAGTGTATTGTATTGCTCTCTATGTGTTATTATAATGATGCGTAGAGAGCATTTTTTTTTGAGGTCGATATGACAAAAGAAGAATGGATGAGACATATACTTGGTCAAGGCGGTGCATTAACTATTGCATGCGCTGCATTGTGGTATATATCACAACTGTATGTTGATCAGATTGGAATCATGATGAAGCGTTGTGATGATGATAGAATAATGTACCAAGAACATATGGAAAAACTATCACAAAAACTAGATACAATCTCTCATGATGTAAGGACAATCAAAGATGCCCAAGCAGATAAATAAAAAAGCAATGAAGTGCAACTCTCCTCGTGCATTGCGCAAAGGAGAACCTGGTTATGGAAAGAAGAAGAAGGTGGTACTTGGATGCAAAGCTGGTAGACAAAAGCTAATCAAGTATGGAGCCAAAGGATATGAGCATAACTATTCCGACAGCGCAAAGAAGTCATTTCGGGCTAGACATAAGTGTTCTTCTGCTGGAGATACATTGTCTGCTCGTCATTGGGCTTGTAAAGATTTATGGCCAAGTGGAAAGAAAACCAAAAATCCTACAGCCAAAAAGAAAACTCGGAGATAATATGTCTTGTGGTTGCAAAAATAATATGTCAAACAAGTACGGAGGTAATATGTACGGAAAAAAGAAATCAACAAAGAAGCAAAGCTCAGGTCAGAAAGCATACGCGACAGTTAAGCCAAAGAAAGGTGGCATGAGAAAGCCAAGTGTTTCTTTTAAAGGCTACAGCTACAAGGAATACTAATGCATAATATAAAGATTGAACCTGCAAGTTGGGTAAAAGTATTTGCTTTGATTGCAAAGTTGGTTCAGTATGCCAAAGGTGGTTTTACTCCAGATGAAAAGCAGGAACTAATCTCTGATCTTCTGGACGTGTTGGGTATATTAGCCAATGATATTGGCGAGGATATATCACATGCCGAGAGGTAAGAGAACTATCCGCAAAATAATCGTACATCATAGTGCTTCTCCTGTATCGACAACTGTAGCTGACATTGATCGTTGGCATAAAGAACGAGGATGGAGAGGCATTGGGTATCATTATGTGGTATTGGAACATGGTGAGATTGCAGAAGGTAGGCATGTAAATAAACGTGGTGCGCATACTTTACATCATAATACGGACAGCATTGGTATATGTGTCACAGGAAATTTTGAGAACTATCATTGTCCAAAGCCACGTTTCGATGCGCTTGTACATTTTATTAATGAGCTCATTGATAAGTATGACTTGGATTGGACAAAGGTACATTATCATAAGGAGTTTGCGAATACTGCGTGTTGTGGAAAGTTTCTTATTGACCAGCTGATTCAATATAGACGTGGAAATATATGTTAAAAACATTTTTGGCACGTCATTTAAAACATGGTCAGTTGAAGGCTGTGGCACGTAGAGCAGGTATACATGCCAACTCTGTGTACGCATGGAACAAAGGTAGGAATCAGCCTAATGTTATCTCTTGCATATGGTTTTTTCGTGCCATTGCAGAGTACACAGGTAAGAACTATGAACTATTATGGATAGAATATATTTATACATTGGAGGGTAATAAAGATGCCGATAAAAAAGTACAAGAGTGGGTACAAAGTCTCAGGAACAAAGACAAAAAAGCCGATGAGTAAGACCAAAGCAACGAAACAACAGAAAGCAATCTACGCAAACAAGAAGAAGAAGAATGGCAAAAGATAGTTGCTATAAGAAAGTCAAGAGGTCTTATAAAAAGTTTCCTTCTGCACGAGCAAGTCAAGCGATAGCCAAGTGTCGTAAGGGTAAGGGGAAGGTACGCAAAACAAAAGCAGGTACATCCTTGAAACGATGGGAAAAGGAAAAGTGGAAAGATACAAAGACAGGCAAGGCATGTGGGGCAGGAGGCAAAACAGAATACTGTAGACCTACCAAACGTGTGTCAAGCAAAACGCCAAAGACTGCTTCACAAATATCTCCAGCTAAAAAACGTGCTAACATTCGAAGGAAATCCCAGGGGAAACGTGCTAAGAAAGTGTAGGTAAGAACGGAGCTTCTTTGTATACTTTTGCTGTGTGATACTGCATCCTGTCATGTAGTCTGTATTCAATCTCATCCGAGTATTTGTCTACGATATCTTCCAAAGTAGGAATCGGTTTTATTTTTCCGATGAATCCAAAGACTTCTGATTCTTTCAGGAAGCGTACTCCTTCTGAGTTTACTCGCGTAGGTTTGCGCATTGTGTATCGTGCTTTCACAGCTGATGTAAACATGTCTCCATTGTACCAATAGTGTGTATTGGTAGGAAGATCAACGTACACGATATAGTTGGGAGAGTATACCAAGTACTCTGCATATCCCATACTTGCGGTCTGTATAATCTCGGCAAAGAACGTAGGGTATTTGTCTCCGCAATCGGCAGACTTTACTTCGATGGAACGTATATCATTTCCAAATTCAACAAGTATATCGAATGGAGTATCGGGATGTTTAGGTAGGTAGGCGTGTAGATGTCCAAACGCAAAATGAGAAAGTAAAGAATGGCTGTGATTGTTTATACAGTCAATCACAGCCATTTCGGTTTTGATACCTTGGAGGAGTAGAGAAGAGAAGTTAGTCATCAGAGGGGGCGAGATACCATCCAGACTTATTCTTTCCATTACGTCTACAACGCTTGCCATTGTTTTGTAGCTGGCATCCAAGACGCAATAGCAATGCAGGATAATAGTTCTCGTAGTTGGAAGGTTTGATTGAAGTAGATGCATATACTGTATCAATCATCTCTTGGATTGTAAAGAATTTTCCTGCCTGATTGATAAGGTATTCATCTACCATTGTTTCATGTATACCTGTCACAGCACGAGAGGAGTTCTCTGCGGAGGATAATGCCTGTTCTTCTGGAGTAAGCCACCATTCCTCTCCAGCTTGCAATCGATGAACAGCCTCTGCCCATAGTTGATCACGATGAAGTTCAAGTAGCTTTGTGGAATAACCCATGTGATTCTCTTTGCTCTTACATTCAACGAACCAATACCTACGAGAACCTGTTTTGTCTTTGAAGATACCGACATCATCGTCATTGGTAGAGCCTGAGAACACAGCAGTACGGGGTACTTTCACTTCGTGCTTCGTGTACGCTCGTCTGAATGTATCATACTGCTCATCCAAGAAGTTCTTTACAATGTTTGCATCCTTCTTGGCTAAGTTGGCAAGTTCTGCCATCTCATGAATCCATGCAGTACGCAGAATGGATCGACCATCCTTCTCTCCGATGTTGATCTGAGAAGAGTTGTACCATGAGTAGCCTGTAATGGGACAACATCCGGCCATGATTCGAAAGAACGTACCTTTTCCATGTCCTTGTCCAGCTTTCAATGTAAGCATGGTGTCCACTTTGCATCCAGGCTTTAGTGCACGAGCCACAGCGGAGATTGCCCATTTGCGACCATATATTCTATTGAGTTTGTTGTCCTCTGCTTTCATGTAGTCAATAAGGATGGTGTCTAGTCTCTCTTCTCCATCCCATACTAGACCATTGAGATAGTCTGTAAGAGTATTGCGTGTGTCCCGTACACATGCCAAGAGGATAGCATACTGTACATCTTTCAGGTTTACTTTGCGACCATGAAAGTATTTCCTACGCATATCATTCATGATTTGTATTTCCATTGCATCAGTCATAGCATCTCCTTTGGAGAAACACTTCTGCCTTATCTCGCAAAACCACAGGTCTAGGTTCATTTGTTCAAGAACAATAGACATGTTGTCGATGACACACAATACTTCCCATTGGGTATGTCTATCTAGGTAGTTTATTTCAAGACCATTGTCACTACCCACACAGTCCATGTGGGTGCGCAGTTTATTGACACACGTCAATCGATAGCGTGATAGCCCAAAGGCATTCGTGCTTCGATGGATGAATGCACTACCCATTGTTCCAGAACCTGGAGCATAGCACTGATACTTGCCATCTCTTTTGGGTAGATTGTACCATTGTTCGATGTACCATTCGAAGGTACGTGTTTGTCCATCGTGTCCCGTAATCGGATAGTGAGCAGGACAAGTGATTACTCGGAATCTATCAGAAGTAGAATGATTAGAAGCAAAAGCATTATCTGTACTTGGAGCGACAGTATTGGATTGTGTGGGTAGTGTACGAGTATCGGGTACAATAGACATAATGGAGTTGACGTCAATCATTCCTCCATCCCCACGAGATTGCCAAGAATGTACTTCTCTGTCGATTCGTGTGCATGGATAGAACCAAAGCCGAGAGGGATCTTTTGTTTGTATGTCATTTTCAGGAAAATATGTACACATGTATTGCCATATTTTTTTGTACATATTGGGCGTACATGGTTTGCTGAGGGGTATAATAACTCGGAATGCATTGGAGCCACATTTGTTTGAGTAGGAAGAATAAGCATTATAGCATAACCCACTATTCATTAGGCGTTGAAACACAGACTCTGTTTGTTCATTCGTTAACTTGTCCATATCCATAATGAATGCATTAATATGCTTCACGTTTTTTATGGAACGAGAACCATTTTTATTTGACCATGTGACCGGACAAAAGAGGGGAGCATCGAGCTTGCCAAGTTCTATTATCTTGCCTTTGCTATCTGTCTTTGTGGCCATGTTGGATGTAATCAAAAACTCAAGCTGGCCAGCTTGTAGTGTAGTTTCTACTGCATTGGATAGAGCATTTGTATAGTGCCATCCTTTGTTGGGTGCAGGATGACGTGTAGCTTTTATTTGCATGTCAGCTGCTTTAATGTTGTCAGTTGTAATGTACTGTGATATATTGTCTTTACTAATAATCATTTTGTTTCCTTGTGATTGTTATTTGTGTTGTGTGGGAGAGGGTGTGGTGTCCTCTCCCACTTTGTTTTCTAGTGATGTAATACGATCGTCAAGTTCTGACAAGTCATATCCGGCATCAACGATGTTGAGCATCATGAGATTCTCTGCAATGAATAGACCAAGTGCATGTCTCATGGCCATGACCATCGTGATTCCCTTTGCTTTTGCAATCGTATTGAAGGTTTGGTATGTCTTTGCATCCATCTTAATGGGATATACTTTGCGTTCTTGTTTCATTTTTTCTCCTGTGGTGTGGTAATGGATGTTGGTTTGTGCGCACGAAGCAATACATGTTCGATGGCATCGTGCATTGTGGAATGTTTCGTAGCCTCAACCATTGTGGGAGTCTGCTCTAATACATGAGCATATCCGAGCTGTGATACAGTATTGAGCACGACAAAGTATCTATCATGCTCTTTATTGTTAACTACAATGTGTGTTGGATGGTGCTCTACCGTCCATTCGGGATAGAGCGAGAATAGATTAATCATGTAATCTCCTTTTGTGTGATGTACTCTCGTACAAGTTTCTTGTGATAACAGTTCTTGCCATACGTGTATGCTTGGCATAAGCATATGACTCCCCAACCTGGATTGGAGAGACGTTTCACTGCATGTGTATGAGGAGGATTCTCCCCATCCCATTGGATGTGTATGGTCACCAGCTTGTTCTTTGTAGTTGGATGTGTCCATTCATCTCGTACATGTGATACAATCTTACGTTCTTGTTTCATGGTCTTATTCTCCTGTGTGGTGTGGTGTAGTCTGTTGTAGACTCAAAATGTGGCATGCATTACACATGCCAAGTAGACTATCGAAGTAGTTGTTCGATGTGTTTGTAGATGGTTGGCATGCAGTCTTTGCATACCAACTGAGCAAGATGTGGGTATGATGACATATGTGTACGAACAAGTTCGTATGATTCCAAGTCATCGCATATCATCTCTTCCAAGATCAGAAGAGTTAGTATATCATGTTGATCTTCTGTGGTGTGATACATGGTGTCTCCTTTGTGGTGGTGTTGGTGGGGTTATCCCCATTGGTCTGCCATCGCTTGTGCAATGCCAAGAAATGTTTTGGATCGTTTTGTCTTGGAACGATGCAGTAATGTCCAAGAACCTTCGCATGGTACAACGTTGGTAGGTTGTAATGGGGACAATCCTCGCGTCCACAGTAGTGTGCGCTTGGAAAATGGATGTCCAAAATGATATGGTTGTATCACTTGCGAAGGAGAAGGAAGTTTAAAAATGCGTAGAGGAGTTGGATTCTCTATGCATACTTTTGCAATGGGTGCTGTCCAAAGTCTATCGAAAAAGACTCTGGCTTCAAAGCCTAGCTGCAATCTTTTGGGATCGGGCTTGCCAGGTATTTTGAACAACCTATTGGCTCCAGCTCGTGACAAGTAAGTGCATGGTGGGAATGCAATAAGCATATCCCAATGTTCTCTTAGCAATACTTTTATGGCATCATCTTGGATGTGCCATTCGGGATTGTCTCCTGATGTGGCGAGTATATCGCATGAGTATGCTTCGTGTCCCTTATCGCGGAACGCTTTGCATACTCTTTGGGATTCCTCACATGCTATAAGTATTTTCATGTTGTCTCCTTTGTGGTGTGGTGTTAGTCTTGTAGACTCAAAATGTGGCATGCATTACACATGCCAAGTAGATTATGCAGACAAATCTTTGCTACGTTTATCGTACATGTCTTTAAGTTCATCAGATTCTTCTTCTGTTAGTTCAAAGTCAGATGTTGTTTCTTGGTGGCATTGCGGAAAGTCTGCCTCGCCATATTCCATGTACTGTTCTTGCATAAGATTCAATAGGTACTCAAACGCTTCTTGCATTTTCATGTTGTCTCCTTTTGGTGTGGTGTTAGTCTTGTTGTAGACTCAAAATGTACCAACTAGATGTATAGTCTAGTCGGTATGTGTGTTAGGCTTTCAAGTTTACTTTGCGACCTGAAAGTATGCGTAGGCTCGTGCCTTACGAGCTGCATGCAAGGTATTTGTAGCACCATGTAGCTTCTCGTTGATGTGTTTGTTATTGCCTTTTCCTGAACATGCCATGCATGTAATACATTGGTAGGGTAGACCATCCTTATCTGTCTTGTCAGAGGATGCCAAGCATCGTATGCCTTCTGTGGGTTCAACATCATCATAGACTAGGAAGGTATTCCATCCCTTGTCTATCGCTTGTTGTCGCTCCAATGCAGAATCTACAGATGCCATACAAATATCTTTGTACTCATGTTCTGTACGCCATTGATGCGTATATCCGGTAAATGACTTCGCATATTTCAAAAGCTCTTGCCATACCCATACAGGTACAGCTGCGGGATCTCCAGCGCTACCAAGACGTACTTCAAGACCTTTGACAAGTTCTTGTGATAGGCTCATGTCAATAGGATTCTGTCCTTTGGTACTCTTCCAATGTGATGTAAGGTTCGACCAATTGACATAGCATCCATTGCCTCCGTTATACTTACAGTCACCACATACACTAGGTGATGCAGCTTTGTAGTTATCGAATGGCTTAGTAAAGATAGGAAGGATGGCAACTTGTACCATCGCTCCCGTTTTGCTATTCTCTGAATCCTTTGCAAAGCCGCTCATGGTGACCATGATAGGAGTCTCATTGTCTAGTAGGGATATACCCTTCCATACAACAACGCTTGTTTTCATCTTGTATGCTTTTGCAATGGCCTTGTTTAGTCCCTTGTTGATATGTTGTCGGAGTAAACGTGCGCCGTTCACAAGTTTGCGGCTTGCAATAAGTTCGATTGTATCTTTCATGTTGTTTCCTTTTGTGGTGTGGTGTTATCGTCATAGTAGACGCAAAATAGTAGTCAGTTTTGTATCGTGACTAGGATAGGCATACTAGAAAATATCAAAGATTGTATCGACAGAATCTTGGCTGTCGATACAATACCATGTAGATTCCGTAGCATCTATTAGATAGACCTTGTCCATCCCTTTATCAATCTGAATTATGTATTGAAACATGAATAAATCTATAAGGGTTTCATCATACTTTGTACATGCATACAGCTGTTGTGTTTTTTCCTTTCCGTATTTTTTTATTTGGGTACGAAGTATTTTTATGATGTCATTAATAGTCATCTTGTTTCCTTTGGTGTGGTGTTATCGTCTTGTTGTAGACGCAAAATAGTAGTCAGTTTTGTATCATGACTAGGATATATCAATCAACGTGGGGACATATCAATCAACATGTGTATTTGAATGAAAGCTACATTGAGAACGAATAACATTGTCGCAATGATCCAAAGTATATCCTCGGTTTTTAAGGTTTTCATTTTGTTTCCTTTTGTTGTGGTGGTGTAGAATAAACATAAAATGAGGATATGATAATCAAGTGACTATCATACCCTCGTAAATATGTACGCTGTAATAATACAACATACGAGTAAATAATAACACACACACACCGCGCTTCATATCCCTAGGGACTTTATCCCCTAGTCTTCGCTTGTAAAGGCTATGTAATAGAGGCTATCGATATAAACTATCTAAGTGTATTACAGGACACTAACGCTAATTTGTTATTGGTTCTGAGAGAGAGAGAGAGAGAACAAGAACTTTTATGAAAGTATTTTGTCCATGGTTTTAATATACACCGATAGTATAGAGCCGTCAAATCTTTTTTTTCACTTTTTTTTTTATCTTTGTTCGCGCTATGTTCACGCGTGTTCTTTGATGATTATTTTTGTTCATAAAATAAATTTTAAAGTGTTCATATATATAGATGAAAATGAACAGTCATGAACACTAAAAGAACACGATAAAAAACTCTCTATATATAGACTCTTTTAATATATTTTTATACCGTATAGTATAGACTTATATACAAGTGTTCAAGGATGAACAAAGACAAACTTTTTTCAGGATTCTGTACGAAAGAAGGCAACGTACAAATATTTAAATAAGTTGGTACAAGTGTTCGAACACTTATAGGAAGCGTCTATATTAAACAGTGTTCAAAAATATATCTGCTTTCCGTAGCTAAACAATGTTCATAAGTCTTTGCGTTTCATTGCGTAAAGGTTATCGTTATACCGAACAGTGTTTAATCGCTCCTTCTTTGCAAGAGATGAGAGGACAAAGACATGTAGGAAAGATGAACAGTGTTCAATACTGAACAGTGTTTGGAGTATTGCGCTCTTGGCATGTCAATAGCCGGCTGTGTTTGTTTTGGCACGCTCTTTGCAACTGCAAGAACCATGCCAATAGGGTTTGGCACGCTCTTTGCAAGTGCAAGAGCCATGCCATTAGGGGGAGCCCCAAATATGACATGTCAATAGATGGGGG